GTGTCTTTGTCGGTACCCGACGATACGGTTTCGATGCCAAGCTTTTGCGCCTCCCTTACGGCTGGGATGGCAGGTTTTTCAATAATGCCTTCGGCCAGCGCCTGTTCGGTTGGCTTGAATCCTTCAGCAATGGTGCCGTCAGGTCTTTTGATTGCACCCATTGCGTCAACCGCTTCGCCTGCCGCTTGTGCGGCCTGTTCTGGCGTTGCGCCAGCCTGAAGCTGTCTTTGAGTTTCAGCGCGAAGAACCGCCTCGCGCTCTGGTGAAATCACATCCTCTGGTTTTCCGCCGGATGCGATGTATTGGGCTTTGGTTAGATTCCCGTCCTGCGCTTCAGGTACAAATTCAAGATCCTGTTCCTGTTCTGGAACAAACTCAAGTTCAGGCTCACTGGCCGGTTGCCTCAAGCCCCTGGCCATGACTTATCGCTTCGGCTGAAGCGTACCTCTTTGACCCTTGATGATTACCGTCTGCCCAGGCTTGATGCCAGCCGCACGGGCTTCGGCTGCCGAATTAAATGAAGGCACGGTTTCTGCGGCTGCCTGCGCGGGCTGAACCGGCTGTGCGGCAGGAGAGATGGGCGCGCCAGCCTCAACCTCTTCCATTGCGGGTTGCGCCATTTGTCCAGCTTGACGGTCGAAAGATAGTTCTGCAAGCTTTCCTTGCACCACTCCGCGCTCTGCCTCAAGCTCCTTCATAATGTCGGATCTTTTTCTCAAGCCCAAGGCACCAAGCCCAAGCTCAGCGCGGAAGGCGCGGGTATCGCCCTTGGCGATCTCAAGCTCTTGTTTCATTTTCTCGGATGCAATCTTTCGGAGCCGATCATTCAATTCCTCACGCTGAACCTCGATCTCCTCATTGTCCAACATCTGTTCGTTTGTCAGCGTGGTTCCGATTCCCTGAAGATACGGTGATAGCGCGGGATCTTGGCTTAATTTGGGAAGATCCTTCAACTTGCCTTTGACCTTGAGGCCACCTTTTTCAAACGTGAAATCAACATCAGGCTGCTCGGCTTCCTGCGCGGCGCGTTGTGCCTCGGCTTGGCGAATGCGCATAAGCTCGTCCTGTCTGGACATTTCCATGAGTGCTGGGATGTCGATAACTGCCATTTTATTTCTCCTAGATTTTGATTAAATTTGAAAGACCGCCAGCAATATCCCCGAAGATTTGCGCTCCGCTCGGCTGGCGAGAAATTGCCCCGACCTGCGCCCCGTAGGTGTTTGCCAGATAATCCGCCTGCGCCCCGTATAGATTTGTAAATGTATTTGTAAGTTGCACTGGAATTTCCTGTTGCGCCACCTGGAAGAAAGGCTGCGCCGTACTCGGAGCCTGACCAAACTGCCCAGGAATAGGCTGAGTCGCCTGAATGAAGTTCTGGAATGCGCCCTGTTGCTGTGCGGTTCTGGCCTGCGCCAAGTTGGCGATGGAAGGACCACCGGCGATAAAGCCTGCGGCGGCACCGAGGCGTTGCTGGTTGAGCGCGTCACGGAGCGCAAGGTCACGGGCTTGGGCTGCTCCGGTCGTCTCGCCGGATGCGAGGAACTGTTGCGCCGCCCCGTAACGCGCAAGCTTGCGTTGTTCCCCGGCGGCTCCAATGGTGGCCGCTTCCTGCACTGCCGGTCCAAGACCAAAGATGTTCCCACGGGCGGTTTGCGCTGCACGTACGGCCTGCTCGTAACCACGCCGTTCTTCCGCGCCGATGGTCGAGCCAAGACGAAGCTGGTTTAAGGCTTCCTGCTCGATGGTCTGGCGAAGCTGTTCGGTTTCCGGTGTGGTGGTTGGCGGAAGCGGCTGGGTCGCCATCTGGCGATACCGCTGTCCAAGCCCCACGGCGGTGCGGTAGGTGTCGGGGTCGATCTGGCGAAGTTGCTGCGTTGCCTTTTCTTCTGGCAACTGGATATATTCGCGGAAGGCAACGATCTGCTTGAGTGCTTCCTCGCTTCCGGGTGCCAGTGGCTTGAAGTTCTGGATCTGGCTGGTGGCATCCGCAATACCAGACTGAACGCTGGATAGGTCTGATTTTAACTGATTGACCACAACCTCGCTGGATGTTCGTCGCGGATCGCCTGCCGGTAATTGATCCAGAAGCGTCTGCGCCGAATTGAGCCGTTCTGTAATTCCGGCAATCTGCGCGTTGCCCTGATTGACAAGCTGGTTCAGGCGGTTGAGTTTGGACTGATTGTAGTCTGCAAGGATTTGATCGTCGCTGACCTGGAAGTTAAGGCGTGTCGAAAGGTCTGATGCGCCATAGTTGCGCTCTGAGCCAAGCGCAGCCAATGCCTCGTTAAATCCTGGGCCGGCCGCCTGACCCTGTCCGCCACGACCGCCGCCTATGCCACGGATCTGTTCCGCCAATGCCGTGTAGGTTCTGTCCTTGGAAAGCTGGTCCTCGTATCTGGCCGTCAGAACCTTGATCTGTTCGTCGGCGTATTGACGGGCTTTGGCAGCCTCTTCCTCCGCCGCCGCTGCGCGTTGGTTTGCGGCTGCTGCGGCAGCATTGGCTCCCGCAACCGATTTGTTAATCATGCGCTGCACTTGGGCTGGCCCGGCAACCTTGAAATGTGCGTCCATCACGCCAGACACCCCCATGGCCGAGTTAAGCCTGGATCTGCGATAAACCTCTTCGGGGCTGTCAAACCTTGTAATCCACATATTATTTACCCAAAAGTTTCTTTATTTTTTTGGCAATTTTCATTGCCTTGATTGTTCCTGACCTTGATTTCACGCTTCCATTTTTGGCTGTGATATGCTGGTGCCAATCGTTCCGTAATAAGTTGCCGCCGGAGATTGCGGTCCAAATGCAACCTGCGGCTCGACCGAGGCATAGGGGCTACGACCGTAGAGTTGTTCAAACTGGCGGGTCAACTGCGAGCCAAGCCCACGCTGGAGGGCATAGCCCTGTGGGGATAGCTCGTAGGAGCGGCGCAGGGTTTCAAGGCTGCGTTGCGGGCCGTAGGTACGCTCGGCCTCAAGACCGGACTGCACGGCAGCAAGTTGGTCAAGGGCGGACAACTGCCTTTCAAGCTGGCGTTGTTGTGGCATATACTGCATCCGCATCTTGTTTTCAACCGCCGTCATCTCTGGAAGCTTCTTGATGTATGTGTCCACATTCATCTTGTAAGCCTCCGCATTGGCCATAGCCACCTGCATTGGGTCAGGAGGAGGAGGAGGTGCCGGGATGGATGGTCCGCCGCCCATTAGTTTAGTGCCTTTCGCATAAAGTTGTAGTAGTCGTACTCCTTGTAAAAGCCATTGCGTTTGAAGGTGATCCTCCTGCGCGGACCAAAACGATCCCAAAGGATCGACAGCAGGCACTTTAGAGCCTTGCGACTCAGGGCGTTACTTTTACCATCAATCGAGGTCACGGTCAAGTCCACAAAGACACTCTCGCCAGCTTCGTCATGTTCATAAGGCTCAGGGGCTTCCACGCCCCTTACGCACCTGGCAATGGCTACCCCGGCCACCTCTTCCCCATCTTTTGCCACACCAACCAAGCCGCGCTCGGCGTGCCAGTTAAACCATTCCCTAAAGGTTGGCCAGGTTGACTCCGGCACGCCGGAGGCCTCAATAAACTCCACAGCCGTCACGATATGTTCTTCTGCACCTCAATGGTGTCAGGATTGGCCGCAGCCGTGATCTGGCGTATAGCCATCTTGTTCGCCGCCGATTGGATCTTGATATTGATCAAACGCCATTTCTGGTACGCCCGAAGATCGCTGGCAAGCCTTTTCTTGACCGAGGATGGCAACTGAGCCGGGAGAACAAAGGGCAGGGTCAGGGCGGCACTGGAGATGTTGAGGTTTGGCTGAACGTCAATATCGCCAACGTCAATATCCCGCTGGATGGAGATGGTCGTATCGGTCGAGAATGAGTCGTCAAATACAATCTCAAAGTGGCTGCCATGCTTCTCGGCAAAAGGATCGCCAAAGTCCATATCGGCGGTGCGGACATAGGATTCGTAGTCAACTCCGGCATCTTGGTAGTCGGCAATTGTGACCTGTGCCGGGGTCTTGTATCCGCTATACTTTTGGATCTGTCCCGTGGTGGACTTCTTCATCAGCCGAAGCCCCTCGTCTTGGAAGTTTGTCAAAGCAAACTGCATGACATTAGGAGTCCAAGTCCCCTCAAATGCCCCCAGAACCGTGTTGTACACAATGATGGTGTCGTTAAAATCGTTTGATGCTGTCGGCACGGCAAGGAAGTAGCGGTTGTCGTAGAAGGCCGCCGTGCAGATCCCGATCTCGGCCACGTTGATTTCCTGAATGACATCCTTGACGACCTCGGACAATGGCAGACCCACCGAGGTAAAGTCGTCCGCCGCAGACCTAACCAGCGAGCGGATGCCGTCATCGGAAAGGAAGAAGATGTCGGAATTGACCTGTATGGCTGAACCTTCTGCCACGCACCCGGTGTTATTGGAGATAAGCTGGATCACCCAATCCGCTGCGCTGGTCATGTCGGGGGGAATTGTAACTTGGAATATGCGCCGTTTCTTGAAGACGATGATGCGGTTCTCGTAATATGGAACGATGGCGGTGATCTCATCTCCGTCATCGGCGTTTACGATGACCGAGTTTGCCGCATCCCAAATGGAGGCATCCAGAATGTCGGAAGCATAAAGCGTGTTTCGGTTGGCGGCTGATCCGACTCCAAAAAGGCGGTTGCCGGTGTTGATTAAAATTCTTAGATTAAGCGGAGGCGGACTAACCGTGGCGGTTGCGGTTGCGCCAGAACCATTTCCAATAATGGTTACGGTCGGTGCGCTGGAATAGCCAGACCCGCCATCCACCACGGTTACGCCAGTGACAGCCCCACCGGCCACTTGCGTGATTAGGGTTGGAAGCGTTCCGCCCCAATCCGGCCCGGTCACAATTGCGGTCGCGCTGGTGTAGCCGGTGCCGCCCGTGGAAACGGTAATCGCCCTGACCTTGCCCCCCTGCCTTGTGGCAATGTCGCCGTCGTAATAATAAAGAGGTCCGTCGGCATCGGCCAGATACATCTTGTCGTTGAACTGCGCCATGCTGACCTTGGTATCGAAAGTTGTTGAAAATCCGTCAGCCCATTGTTGTGCGTCATTGTCCCATGTGCTGTTGGTGTTGTTCCAAATCTCGTCGGCTGGATGCAAGGTGGCGCTCCCGTTGGAGTTGACGCTGTATAGCCGCCCTTGCGTTACGCTGACAAGATCCTCGTATTGCGCTGTGTCAAAATACCGCATCCCGCCAATCGACCCCTCTTGGCTGGTCGCCGTGGTGTTGAAGTTGACCAAACCACGCCGGGTCTCAAGGCTCCCCTTGGGCGACAGGGTCATATTGAC